CAATCGCCGAGGTATATTGCGTACTTTTCTGTGATAACTTGATCGTCTACAGCCATGATGGTATTACCTCCTCTTTTTCAAATCGTGTGACTCGATCAATGCCCAATGCGTTTTGCATTTCAGCGACCAAGTTGCTAAATAACTCATCCGCTTGCTTGGATTTTCGTTGTAGATTTTTCAACACATTCCGCTCGCCTTCCGTCGTAATTATATCCACATGCACCGGATTCTTTTGCCCGAAACGCCAGCATCGGCGCACCCCCTGATAGTATTGTTCGTAGCTGTGCGACGGAAAAAACGTAACATGATTGCAATGCTGGAAATTCAAACCCCACGCGCCGATCTTTGGTTTCGTAATCAGCACGCGCGATTTATTTTCGGCGAAGGACATCAACTTTTCTTCTTTGTCCTCATCGCTATGCCGCCCGGCGACCTGTACCGCATCTGGTATCAATTTTTCCAGGAGGTCACCTTCATCATTCCCGTGACACCATACTAGCGCGGGTTTTCCGGTGTGGTTTACCAAGTCCGCGACTTTCTGGCAGCGCTCGATTATCGTGGCGTTGCGTTCCTTGCGCTGCTCTTTTAACCCGACAGCGGCCATCGGGAAGAGCTGCCCATTCGGGGTGTATTCAACATCAATTTCATGCTGCTGTTCGAGTAATGGCGGGAGTACCAGTGCGTCATCGGAGAATCCTAGATCGGAAGGCTTGCGCACGGCGCGCGCCCAACTGCATACCCATTGCCAGAATGGCTGTTCTGCGTGGCCTTTCAATCGCCACTTGATTACCTCCCCGCGTATCCGTCCAGTCGCGGAATTGTTCAATTCGTTTTTGAAAAATCGGTTGAGCATATCCATGTGGCCTAGATAGCCGAGGGCTTCACTCGTTGTGCCCAGCTCAATAAAATCATTCGGGGCGGCGGTCGCCGAGGCGAGTAAGCGGTAGGGGAGGTGCCGCATGAATGCGGTCACTTCTCCGCGCCGGATGCCAGCGAATGATTTTATAATGCTGCTCTCATCACCAACGCACCCGATAAAATCGGCGGGGCTGAAGTGGTGAAGATTTTCATAGTTCGTGATCGTGATACCGCGATGCGCGGTTCCATCTTTCGCGCGCGTAACCTCAACACCGAATTTTTCTGCTTCCTTGACCATCTGCGCCCCGACCGCCAGGGGGGTGAGTAGCAGTACTTTCCCGTTCGTTTTCCGCACCACATTTTCAGCCCAGACCAATTCCATCGGGGTCTTGCCTAATCCGCAATCCGCAAAATTCGCAGCCCGCCCGGTGCGCAATGACCATTCGACTAAGTACGCCTGATAATCGAATAAATAATCCGGCATAAAAATTGGCTCAAATCCCGCCCCAGTACCGGATTGTGTTTTTTGTTGCAAAAAATCGGCGTACCCGGTCATTCCCGCAACCCCATAAACACCCCCTCAATCCCATCCGCGCCCTTGAATCCTACGCCTTGTGGGTACGCCGCAAAATTCGCGTGCGTGGCGATGGCCAGTGCGCGGAGTAACACATCGGCGGCGTATCGCCCATCCGGCAATGTGATACCACCGACCTGCGCGAAAGCCTCCCCCTCCGCCGTGCTGATACCCGCCGCACTGAAAATGACATGCTCGAATTTTTTATCCACGCAAAACGGTAATATCTTTTTGATATTTTCCGCGAGTCCTTCCGGGATAGGTGCACCCGGATCCACACCCAATATCTGGCTCGGTACATCCGGCCAAGCTGCATCCAGTAATTGAGTGCGCATCCATGCTTCGCCAAAATCAAATAGCACCCAATTTTCTGCGATGACTACCCCATCCGGTTCAATCCCGATCTTGACCAGTGCCGCGATGGTCTCGGCGGGGATGTTGATAGCGTGATCGCAAGTCAGCGCAATCGGCGCGCGCGCTATGATGAGGCCGTCGGTTGCGTATGCGTAACCCTCCTTGATCTGGATGCCATTCATCCAGATGCGGCTATCATTTTCCGCGCACAGCGGGAGCAATTTTTCAAGGAGCGGTAAAATCGGCGCGGATAGCGGGACAATTTTCGCGGCATCTTTTTCCACACGGGGAAAGGCGGCGTGCTCCATGAGCGGGAGCATGGCGCGGAATGCACCTTTTTTCAGTGATAATTTTCCGCCGTCCGTGAACTTCAACACCGGCGCTCCTTCGCAAGCGATGACTGCTTTGCCGAAGCGCTCCGCATCAACGGTAAAATCCCCCGCGAATGAACAATGGGAATCTATTGTAATGCGCCCATTCTGCGCCTGGATGCGCCCGGCGTAAATATGAAAGCAGCGGAAAATACTTTGATCGCTGCTATTCCCGATGGCGGCATTAAGTAGTTGTAACGTTTTAATCATGCCACCACCCCTTGCCCGTTGACGATGTAGGTGGTCTTTACACACCCGCCGTTGAGCTTGCAGAATTCAACGATGTACTTTTTTACGTTTTCCGTTGAATGCGTGCTCCAGTCCCCCTTCGGATATTTCCGGCGCACCGGGTAGCGGCGTGCGGCCTTTTGCGCGGGCGTCCTGCCGTTATAGTTTCGCATTGATTATTTCCTCCAATATAGTTTGTGCGTCCGGCGTCACATGTGCGATGCCGAGACACGGGTGCAAAACTTGTTTTATACTTCCCATTTCATTTCAAATAAACATTAAAAATATAGCCATCAGATTAACAATAAATATAACAATTCCTGTTATTACAGAACATCGCGCAACACCCCGCCACGGCGACCATAGAGTGGTTTCTATCGGCGACCAGCGCCCTGACGGGTCAATGCGTAAAAAGCGTGTTTGCTGGCCGGTATGCGGATCATATATGTTCATTTTAATTTCTCCTCTTTCTGGTCTCAGCAAAATTGCTAAGATGTGATAATTATAAAAGCGCTTTATCAAAAAAGCAAGCCCCATTTTACACCCTAAAACCCGCGTCATTATTAGCATCTACCAAAATAAGGCGCTGCCGGGCGCGGGTCATGCCGACGTAGAATACGCGCTGCTCGTCGTCCGGCTCTTCCTGATATTGCCGATACGTGCGCTGCGCCATGCTGGTCAACAGGATCACGTTGTCAGCTTCGCCCCCCTTCGCCGCATGAATTGTACTGATGCGGATACGCGGTTTTTCGTTTAATTTCCCGCCGCCGCGCAGAATAGTAATATAGTATTCGCGGGTGTTGAGCGCGATACCGTCGAGCGCGTCGTGCCATATACCATCAGCAAGCAGGCCGTGCGTATCGCGCAGTTGTTGCGCAGAATACTGCGACGCGGAATCTATCTGATCCGCACCTTTGAACCCGCGCTGGATACCCGTACCAACGCGCAGGCAGGAATAAATAACGCCGACCTCGTCTCCGCTGGCAGTACCCCCCTTGCGCATTCGTTCCCATGCGCGGATCGCTATGAAATGATCTGCGACCACGGAGATATCGCCGTAGCGCGTAGAAAACACGCGCCCGCTTTTGCGCAGCATGGCCTCTGCCTCATTAAGCAAGTATCCATTGCGCGCCAGGATCATTGTCGTGCCCGTGTTGTCAAACTTCGCCGCATCAATATGCGGCAAGCGTTCGATGCTTCCCTCTTCATCCCGCGCCATCCATTGTTTGTCGAAGCGGTGCGATACAGAACTGATCGTGCGGCACGCAAGCGCATGAATACTGCGGGGCAAGCGGTATGACTGTCCGAGCACTTCGCGCTGTCCTTCGAGAACGAGGAACTGTTTTACGTCTGCACCCGCCCAGCGGTAAATAGCCTGATCGTCGTCCCCCGCAATGTACACCCGTTGCGCTCCGCCGAACAAAACCTTGCACGCTTCCCATTGCAGGCGTGATAAGTCCTGCGCTTCATCTATCACGATCACATCAACCGGCGCGGTTATTTTTTCCGCGACTACCCGCTCCAGCATATCCGTATAGTCAAACAGCGCATGGAACCCCTTGTATGATTTCAGTCCATCATGCACGCGCTTGATGGCGAACAGATCGAGACTCGCATCGTTGATCTCATGCCATTGCTCTTCCAAACTCACACAGCGATTACGCGCGAGGCCATCTATAAACAATAGCCGGTCGCCGATACCCGCATCGGAAGGGAAGCCGTCCTCCGGCGTGATGTTGCGTGCGCTGAATTTATAGCCAAGCATCTCGCCCAGCTCCGCGAGGTTCGCGCGCGCCATGACATCCGTGCGGCGCAGGCCGAGGCGCAGGTAGCAGAGGGAATGAAGGGTGCGGAAAAAGGGAAGGTCATCCCGCTTGTAACTGAACCGAGACATCGCGCGCCCGACCGCCTCTTCAATCGCTTTTTTCGTAAACGAAATATACGCGATGCGATTCGGTGCGACACCTGTCGCGAGTTCCTGCTCGACAATATCGAGCGAGCGGGTAGTCTTGCCGCACCCCGGCGGGCCGAGGATCAGGCGTTGATCTTCAACGATGCGCATTAGAACTCCGTCTTGCCGACATGCGGCTCAAAATTTTCGGACTGCTTCGGAAACTCCGGGATGCTCCAGCACTGTACGCATCTACCCTTGAGCTGGAACTGCGTATGCTTCGCGCCTGCGCGTTCGCGCAACATACTCCACGCTTTGCGCGCCGTCACCTCGCGGAATCCATGTTGATTAAGATACCTCATTAGATCTTCACTGCGAAAAAAATGTCGCCCTTCATCCGTGAATGGCTTGCCCAGCAGCATCTCCTCGCGCACCCGTGCATTAGCGGATACGACGCAGAACTGCTCAAGGTGCCACAAGAACCTCCCCTCTGGTGATGCCTCCTGCGGCGCTTCAATTAGCTCCACGTTTGCAAGCCGGTCATGGATGAGCTGCCGCCAGATATTCGGCTTTACGGCGGGTGGCCATTGGTTTATTTTTTCCATGCACGCTTTGGCGAACTTCGCTTGCGACATGAGTTCTTCCGTCTCCAATTCAAAGCGCGCGCCTTCCACGTCAATGATCCATGTTGGCGGTTCCGTGCAGAGCTTGACCAACTTGCCGATGGCGACGCTGGATTCAGTTGCCCCTTGCCCGATGCCGAACTCACGCTTGCTGCACGCGCTCTTATTACAATATCCCAGCATCGGTTGCTTGCTGCATGGGTAAAAATAGGTCTTCCGGTTGAGGCTTTTCGCCAGCATTTGTATTTCGCGACTTGGTAGCGGCGGGGTAAAAAATGCAGCATTGAATTCGTCGAGTTTTGCTTCCCAATGTTCGTCGTGCTTCATCCGCGCGTACACGCCCATTGCGAACATAGCATCATTGCGCCCGCCGACCGCAACTTTGACAGTGGATAGGGTTTGCAGGCACGGCGGGCCATCCTCGAACATCTCCCCGGTTGCCATTTTTATAGCGATGAATTGTTCGGGTGTGCAAGACAGCGCATCCGCCATTTCGATAAATTGCGCGACGCTTAACCGCGCTCCTCTATAAATCGCGTAGCGTGTGGTTTCATCACCGGCGAAATAGGGCATGTTTAACCAGTTGCCGACGTCACGCTCCGACGCCAGCTGTGTCTGTTTCGGGTACACCTCAACCCCGGCATAGCCAAGGGCAGCGGCGACCTCCATCATTTTACTGCGCACGATACGAGCATCAATGTCTTCTGTAATGTAGGCCGTTACATGAATGCCACCGGACTTGGTGCGGATGCAAATAACGGGCAGTGCCATCTCGCGCGTCTTGGCTTCAATGTCCTCCAATAAGCCGTCGCGGTACTCGTCAATATCCACCGCACCCCACCGGCAGCGGTTGGATTCGTTGATAGGCACAATGCCGATGCCCTGCTCACCCGCTAGATGCGCGCGCCACTTTTCAATCGTCGGGGTTTCCATGACGGTAATCGCTCGCCCTGCCATTTTACCCTGCTTGGCATCATCAGCATGGGTGACAGTATATGTACCATGCGCGCGCTGGAGACCATGATAGAGCGCCTCGCAACGCCTCGCCAATTCAAGCATCGCGCCGCGCCTCAAATAGTAATCCTTGCGGTTTACACTCCCCATAGTGCTCGCCCCGCGCCGCCGTGCAATAGCGGGGATCAGGAGGGGACAATTCTCCTGTAACGACCGACACAATCACCGGTTCCTGCGCCGCCGGATGGCGGCACTTTGAAAAATCTACCCCAGCATTCCGCACGGGGATCAAATCGCAATATTTACAATCCTTGCATAACAGCATTACAGCCCCTTTCAAATATAGTTTCCGGTGATGGTTCCGGCTTGCCCATGACTCGCCCGCGCAGGAGCTTCCAGCAACAATTCCGCATCAGTTAATATGCGTCATCAGCATCTGGATTAAACGTCGCACCTGCGGCGGCCTGCGGCGCTTGCTCTTTCGCTTCACCTCTGCGCACTGCGTCGCGGAAGGCCTTCGCAGCTTGATATAATTCGCCGCTTTCCACTGCACCGAGCGTTTCCACCTTGACTCCGAACCAACTGCCCTTGTCGTTCGATTCCGGCACGGCTGTGATCTTGTACCTATGACTAAACATGGCTGGGGTGTAATAGGTGCCGTCACTGCGTTGCATCTTGATGCCGTTCATCTTGGACATCCATTGCCGCGACTTTTTGATTTGTGTGCTCGCCAGACTAATGACGGCGGGGTGATAGCCTCCGTTGTCGTCCAGTACCATCACATAGTGTGTGCGGGTGTCAGACAACAGGTTGCCATCGCCATCAATCAATCTACCAGCGGTATCCATAACTCCCGCTTGCACTTGCGGATCGGATGGTTGCAATTCGCCCTTGAATCCCCCGCCGGAATCGCGCGGTGCCCATTTGATGAAGCTACGTTTAAATGCGAACGGGACTACGACCACGCCTATCGCGCCATCATGCACTTGCTGGGTGACAGTATTGTAGAGCATTCCTTCCTCCGCGCCTTTGATGTATGCGCCGTCCGACTTCTTGACCTGCGGACTTCCTGATTGCAGGATGGCGAGGAATGGAATTGCATAGGCGGATGAATCCGCTGTTTCAAATCCGCCGCCTACATCTTCCTCGAATTGTCCGGACAGTGCGAGCGCTGTGTTTTGTTTTTCAACTACCTGGTTCTGTTTCATTTCTATTCTCCTTAAAAATGCCGGGCTAGTTTAGCCGCCGCCCGGCTCAAGCGTTTCAAATGTCCTGCAAGTCGAATACTTTTGCATCCGCTTTTTCAACCAACTTCACCAGCACACTCCTTTTGGACTGCAATTTTGTGATATCCTTATCTATCCGAATAAGCTGCGCGCGTGCAAATTTCTGTGACGCAATCGCGCCTTTCAACTTCTGATTTACTGCCATGATGCCTCCTCTTTGTTTGCTCACATCCGGCGCGCGCGGTTACTTAATCACAGCCTTCGTCGTAGGAAATGCGCCGAATAAATCCATCGGAAATTCGGCGCCCTTCGCAAGCTGCTCCCGGATGAGCGCTTTCAGGGTGCTCGCATGGACGCCTGTCGTGCAGGTCGTCGCGCCGATCAACCCGCGATCATTCAACACCGCGAGCAATTCCGCCGAGCTTTCCTCTTCGCCCTTGCCGAACGCGACCTTGACTTCGTTCTTGATTACATCGCCGAAGCCATGTCCGCGGAGCCATGCCAGCGCCTGTTCATAGCGTTCATCCTTCGGGATGCTGGCGTACACATCCTCTTTGATCGTGATCTTTTCGCCAGTCGGCAATGTGATGCTGCTCACCCCCGCTTCCGCCATCGCGTTAGGGAGGTCAACTTCCTGCACGCGGCGCAGTGCTTCGTTCGCAGTTTTCAATTCCTGCTCCAGCGTTTCCACGCGCCCGGCGCGGCTGATTTGTATTGTAGCGAGTTCGCTGATCTCTTTGATTGCTGCGTTGCTTGGTGCGTACATGCTTCTCTCCTTTCTAGGTTATGCCGCAAAGTGCTTCTTGAAAATCCGTTCCATGCATACGGTCGATCATGTTGTAACGGGGGGTCATACCGCCCTCCCGCTCACATCAAACTGAATGACGATATACCGGCGCGTGGCACGATCCCAGCGCAGAATCTTTACCCGACCGTTATTCATTTCTGATGCAATTGCGCCCGCCGCCATGATGGCCGACGGATCACCGACCGGCAATAAATAATCATCGTCGCTGAAATTTGCCAGCCGGTCGCGCATGGTGCGCACCATCGGCACGGTGGATAGCAGCGACGATCCGGCGGGCATCAACACCTCGATGTCGCCGTACTCGGCGGCGGGGGTGAGGTCGAATAGGCTTTTGACCTGCCCGGCTTCTATACGGTGCGGCTCATGCGACACAAAGACGCGGCTCATCGCGCGCGCTGCCTATTTTTACGCTTGGATGCGTATGCTATTTTTTTAATCCGCTTCTTCTGTTCTTTTGTTTTCTTCATGACATTCTCCTATTCCAACCAGTCAACAGTCTGGTCACCTGTGATTAAATCCGCCACATCCTTTTTATTACGCAGCGCATCAATTATTTTCCCGTCTACCGTGCCGACTGCTTCGATATCGATGATGAGCGTGCCGGTCGTCTTGAGCATGTTCTCGGCGCGATCTTCGCTTTGGAGTCTGTGGTAAAGTGAAAAGTCATTGCTGTGATACACCATCACATCCGCCGCATGTAGCGGCAAGCCGACGCCGCCCGCGCCTTGCTGCCCAACGAAATACTGCACACGCTTTTCTTGAAATGCTTTCTTCGCTTCTTCGCGCTCGTCGTTGCTGATGTCTCCCCAATACCGCGCTGGCTTCACCCCGGTTGCAGTTTCAATAACCGCGCAAATATCATGCAGGTCAGTTTTGAACCGCGCCCAAAATATAATGCTTGCATCCGGGTAGGCTTCGATTATTTCCAGCACCGCCTGCAAGCGGGGGTTATCTTCCAGCTTTTCAAAGATGCACACATGCGCGCCCTCGCCGGACAACTGCTTCGGGATAATGCCGCACACCATGCGCTGATATAGCATAACCGCCACCATTTTATTTATTGGCTCCGGCGTTTCGCCCTTCTTCATCGCGGCTAGGTATTGCCTAATGATGCCTTCCTGCTTCGGCGCGAGTTCCACCTTCCATCGCTTGTACAACTTCTCAGGCAAGTCGGCGCATTCTTTCCGCGTCACGCGGTAGCAGCACTTGTCCACCCATTGTTTCAATTCCTCTAAATTTTTATATGCCGGAGTCCCGTCCGCGTTCGTTGCTACAATCTGCGGCGCGAATCGCGAACCGGACTTACGCATGATGGACGCAATCATCGGGTGGCTAGGCGACATGAAATCCGCGTAGCGCGATTTGAACGCGACGTAGCTTTGCACGGGCACCGCATCCTCGGATAAAAATAATAGTTGGCTATACACGTCCAGCGGTGATTGCGTGACGGGTGTGCCGTTCAACACGCGGCGCAACTTCGCGTGCGTTGCAAGTTTGAGTGCGACTTTCGTCACCTTCGCAGTCGGGGATTTAATTCGCGTG